AAAAGAGTATGATGAGCCATTAAAAAGAGCATTTACTTACAAAGCACTTAACAAATTAATACAAGGTTCAGCAGCAGATATGACAAAAAAATCCATGGTTTCTTTATATGAAAATGGTATATTACCTCATATACAAATTCATGATGAGGTGGACATATCAGTCGAGTCCCCACAAAAGGCAGAAGAGATAATTAAAATTATGGAAGAAGCTGTAGAATTACAGGTTCCAAATAAAGTTGATTATGAATCAGGAAGTAATTGGGGAGATATAAAATAAATGTATGGCTTATCTAAATGCAAACATACCAGCTACCTACGCACAGATCAGAAAAGAATATCTTTATGATCTTAAAAAGCATCACGGAGAAGTTGAAGACTGTATTATCTTTGGCTTATCAAGTTTGGGCGGAAGGGCTATATTATTTCACGCTCTCATGGGTAACGGTGCAATCTTTTATCGCCTTCCTATTAGCGCGTTTATTCAGCAAGGATATAAACCAGAAGACGTTCCCAAAAGAAGGCTTGATGAACTTGAGCTTTGGAATTCTTTTAGCTATTATCCTACTGTTACTACTTGGAATATTTTAAGCGCAGCTTCAGGCAAATATATTGGTAAAGATAAAAAATGGCACCATGGTAGGTATTTGTTTACCGTTGACTGGGCACACCCAGATGGTAATATATTAGACACTGATCATTCAGAAATACCGCACGAACATAAGTGCGCTCACATTATTGCTTTAGATGATGGCAATTTTGCTGCACAACCTAACAATAGATGTATTTGGGATTTACCTTCTTTCACTGTGAAAGATAACATTCCAGACTGGAAAGTGCAGACTTCTGAATGGAACGTGGAAGATACAGGTAAATGGAAAACAGAAGATACTGACAGTTTCTTCTATGAAATTGAGGAAAAGAAAAATGATTAAAAAAATTAAAGAAAAAATTAAAGCAATTTGGAATCACATTGTTTCAAAATTTTGGCAAGACTAGATTCTTATAGCGCTTATAAGATAGGGTGATGTTGGGAGACTGCATCACCCGGTACTAATTATGATAGATAAATTTTTAAGTATAGTTGAACACTACGCATCTAAACTAAATGTTTGGGCGTGGAATTTACGATGGAAGAATAGAAAAGATGGCTACGGATACAAAAAAGAAAAAGATTTGTAAGAATTGTTTTCACAAATGTCATTGTGATGGTGATTTACATGCTGATGAGTATGGAGTATGTACCTGTGAGGAGTGTAAATGTTAACAGGAGATAGTGATGAATTATTATATGACTATAATACTTATCATATTAATTATTTTGTTGGGAATCTTTGGAGGACCTTCTAATTATGGCGCTTAAAATCGACGAATCACAACAGGTACAGATGCCTATGAAGACGGTTGCCTCATTGATCGGGATCGTCGCAATCGGCGTCTGGGGTTATTTCGGAGTTATAGAACAAATTAATAAACATGAAACAAGATTAGAATTGATGGAGTCTGATCTTGAAAAAAATACAGAGTTTAGAATAAAATGGCCGCGTGGAGAAATGGGTTCATTGCCCGCAGATAGCGAGCAATTCATGATGATCGAAAATCTTTATACTACCACTGATAAGATTAACAAACATATTGAGAACATGGCTTTGAATAAAGTAAACATAGAATTTTTAAGAAAACAAATGGATAAAGTGTTAGAAGATATTGAAGAACTAAAAGATAAAAATAGAGACATGTATTACAACGGAAACGGAAAAACACAATGATAGAAGCTGTGGTAGGATTATTAATGTTTGTGTCAGGTGATATTAAAGAGGCACGTATACAAGATTCAATGGGAGTTTGTTTGAAGCACAAGCGCCAGGCGGAAAGACAGTACAGCAAAAACGTAAGGTACCAGTGTTGGCAGGGTGAGGCTGAAATTGAGTTAAACATCGATGGCTCAAAGTCAATCAAAAAAATTATCTTAAAATAATGGAACCAATCTGTTATATATTTATTATGCTTTGGCTAATGGGAGTGAATAATTAATGGAACCATTTGTACCTGTTAATACTATTATAGCTATTATTTTACTTGGCGTGGTAATATGGTATGGGTTAAATGATAAATGAGTTATTTAAATGCAAACATACCTGTGCAATATGCACAGATAAGAAGGGAGTATCTATATGATCTTAAAAAACATCATGGAGAGGTCGAAGATTGTATTATCTTCGGTATATCGGCTATTACGGGGCGTAGTCCTCTTTTTCATTGTATTATGGAAAATGGAGCTGTCTTCTATCGCCTCCCAATATCTGCGTTCATTCAAAGAGGTTTTAAACCGAACGATGTTCCTAAACGTAGGCTTGATGAGTTGGTTTTATGGAACTGTTTTAGTTACTATCCTGCTGTTACTTCTTGGGATATTTTAGAATCACAAGCTGGAAAATACATAGGAAAAGATAAAAAATTTCATCACGGAAAATATTTATTTACTATAGATTTTGCTCATCCTGAAGCAAATATTTTAGATACAGATCATTCTGAAATACCCCATGAGCATAAATGTGCACACGTTTTAGCTTTAGATGATGGTAATTTTGCAGCTCAACCAAATAATAGGTTGATTTGGGACATACCCTCCTTTACAGTTAAAGATAATGTCCCTGATTGGAAAGTGCAAACAAATGAATGGAATGTAGAAGATTCAAGCCAATGGAGAACAGAAGATACAGATAAATTTTTTTATGAAATAGAAGAAAAAAATGAAGGTAGTTGATAACTATTTACCTAAAGAAGATTTTATTGAATTAAAAAATATTGTTATGGGAAAAGATTTTCCTTGGTATTTTTCTGAAAATCTTACCTTGCAAGATGACAACAATAGTACAACTAGTTACTTTACACATACACTTTACTGTAAAAATAAACCTAATAGTGGGTTATTTGATATTTTTGACGAAAAAGTCATAAAAAAAATAAACCCATTTAGTCTTGTCAGAGTTAAATTTAATTGTTATCCTAGTACAAAGGTTTTAGTTCATCACAAACCACATTTAGATTGTGATCAACCACATAAAAACTTTTTGTTAAGTTTTAATACTTGTGATGGTTTTACTGTTATGGAAAATGGAACAAAAATACAGTCAGTAGAAAACAGAGCTTTATTTTTTGATGGAGATATAAAACATAATAGCACAACATGCACAGATCAAAAAGCAAGATTCAATGTTAACATAAATTATATATGAAATTAACCGCTAACATAACTTTAGACGAGCTTACCAAAAGCCAGGTCGCTGAGAGGAAAGGAATCAATAACAATCCTAACCCAGCACAAATAGAAAATTTAAAAGCATTAGCTGTAAATATATTACAGCCAGTCAGATCACATTTTGATAAACCATTAATTATATCCAGCGGATTCCGTTGTGCTCAGCTGTGTGTAGAGATAGGAAGTTCAGTAAACAGCCACCATGTTGCAGACAACAATTGTGCTGCGGCAGATTTTGAAATACCTGGTGTAGACAATAGAGAACTTGCTCTTTGGATTAGAAGAGAACTAACTTATGACCAACTCATCTTAGAATTTTACCGTGATAACGAACCAACTTCAGGCTGGATACATTGTTGTTATTCAACAGATCACAATAGAAACCAACCTCTTAGAGCAATGAGAGAAGAGGGTAAAGTTATTTACAAACCTTGGATAGAATAATATGGCAATAACAAGAGGATCAATACCAGCTCAAATTGATGGCAAATTAAGAGGTGCTAGAGATGAAAAAAAGAAAAAACGAAGAGTTATCGAAGCCATCAAACGTAAATCCAATCGCAAAAAGTCTAGGGTCTAGCGCATTCAAGCCTAAAGTGGTACAATCAAAGAAGTTGTACAACCGTAAAAAGGAGAGAAATGTCACTCTTAATGCGGCCGCTAGAGACTATGGATGATAGAGAAAAAGTAAATAAAGGCAAAGTTATAAAGTATTCTCAAGAGAAATTTGAGGATGCTAAACAGATGTCTATGTTTAAATTTTTAAGAAAAGAAGTAGAAGTTAACGGAACTGGTACACATAAATATAGAATTAAAGAAGGCCCTAACAAAGGTAAAGTATTATGACAAAACTATGTCCTAGAGGTAAAGCTGCAGCCAAGAGAAAATTCAAGGTATATCCCTCAGCATATGCTAACGCATATGCCAGCAAAATTTGCGCTGGAAAAATAAAAGATCCATCAGGAACTAAGAGAAAAGATTGGGGTCCTAAAAAAGCAAAAAACGGAATTTTGGCAGAGGTTAAAAACAAGATTGGCCCTGTTCAAGTTTCTCCAAGTGTGACTAAACAATCTAGTGTTGAAGGTAAAATTAAATCAAATGTGACTTCAGGAGGCTTAGGTATTGGTACTAAGTACGGAAATTTAAATCTAAGAAAAACAGATACAACAGAATCTATGAGAGGTTTTAAAGATTACAAAACAAAAGACAAAAGTATATCTTATGACAAAAGATTTAAAACAGGTAAAAATTCATACTTAGATCTTACTTTAAATAAAGGTAAATCAAAATCTAGTTCAGGATATAAAACAAAAACTAAAGGAGCTACTGTAACTTTTACAAAAACTTTTAGCTCTGGAGGATATAATGGTTCTTATATTAAAGGTGAAATTAACGGTAAAAAAATTTCAAATAAATCTTTGGTAAACTATTACGGGAAGATGATAGATGTCTAAACGAGGTTCATGCTGGGTAGGATACGAACAAAAGGGAATGAAGAAAAAAGGTAATAAGATGGTTCCCAATTGTGTGCCTGCTGGTATGAAAGAAGGTGGACTTAAAAAGTGGTTTAAAGAAAAGTGGGTAGATATATCGGCACCCAAAAAAGGAGGAGGGTATAAAGAATGTGGAAGAAAATCTGCAAGTGGCTCAAAAAGAGGGTACCCCAAATGCGTGCCTGCTGCAAAAGCAGCCCGAATGACAGAATCGCAAAGGCGTTCTGCTGTTGCAAGAAAGAGAGCAGCAGGAAATCCTGGTGGAAAGCCAACTAACGTGAAGACTTTCGCTAAAGCAAGTACAGGTGGTATGGTAGATTACTATAAAGGAGTTTTATAATGGCAAGTTCAGGAACAACAGCTTTTGATTTAAACATTGATGAAGTTATTGATGAAGCATATGAGAGATGTGGTTTATCAACTCAATCAGGTTATGATTTAAAAAGAGCTAGACGTAATTTAAATTTACTTTTTTCTGAGTGGGGCAACAGAGGAGTTCATCTTTGGAAAGTACAATTAAATGAAGTTGCTTTAGTGGCAGGTCAACCTAATTATACTACACCTGCTGCTGTGAGCGATGTTCTTGAAGCTTTTATCTCAACAACAAATGAAGCTGGAAATAATATAAATACACAAGATGTATCTTTAACTAAAATAGATAGATCTGCTTATGCAGCTCTTCCTAATAAATATGCTACAGGGCAACCCTCTCAATATTATGTAGACAGACAAATAACTCCTGTAATAAATTTATATCAAGCGCCTGATGCTAGTACATATACAACTTTAAAATATTATTCAATAAATAGAATTGAAGATGCAGGAGCATACACAAATACTTCTGACACACCTTACAGATTTTTACCATGCATGGTTGCTGGTTTAGCTTATTATCTTTCATTTATGAAAGCTGCTGAAAAAACACAAATGTTGAAATTAGCTTACGAAGATGAAATGAAAAGAGCATTAGATGAAGATGGTTCTAGAACTTCTTTATACATTTCACCACAAACTTATTTTGGAGATGGAGTATAATGGGAACATACGCAAAAGGTAAAAGATCATTAGCAATATCAGACAGATCTGGTATGGCATTTCCTTATCAAGAAATGGTAAGAGAGTGGAATGGTTCTTTAGTTCACATATCTGAGTTTGAATCTAAGCATCCACAGATTAGAAGAAAGAGAGTTGTAGCTGATGCTATTGCTTTACAAAATTCTAGAGCACAAGATTTTCAACAGCCTGAAGTCCCTTTTCAAAATGATACTACAATTGCTGGATCAGGTGGCCAAGGGCAAGCGGTCGCTAACCTTACATTACCTGGCCAGTTTGCTTTTCAAGTTTTTCAAATAAAAACAACAGATGGAGAAATTAACTCTATGCAACCAAGAGACCCTTCTTTACAGAATAAAAGAAGAGAAGCTAAAACTGCAGTAGGACAAGTAACAATAGGATTATAATGGCAATAACACACTCAGCATTTTTAACACAAGTCAGAAACTACACAGAGGTAGATAGCAATGTTTTGTCTGATTCATTATTAGATCAATTCATTAGAAATGTAGAATTAGAAATAGCTGGAGCTGTAGATTATGATGATCTTAGAAAATATTCTACTTCGACTACAACGGCTTCTAATAGATATGTTTCTATGCCAGCAGATTTATTGATTTTAAGATCTGTTCAAATTATCAGTTCAAATGTAAGAGATTTTCTTGAAAAAAGAGATACTAGTTTTATTTCAGAATATGCTCCAAATGATACGGTGTTAGGACAACCTAAATTCTATGCTAATTGGGATGAAACAAACATACTATTAGCACCGACTCCTGATCAAGCATACACTATTCAAATCAACTATATTAAAGATCCACCACACTTTGATAGTTCAACAAATACTTTCATATCTACTCATCAAGAAGCTCTGTTATTGTATGGAGTTCTAAAAGAAGCTTTTGGCTACCTCAAAGGTCCTGCCGATCTTTACAATCAATACTCGCAAAGGTACAATGACAGTATACAAGCTTTTGCCCTACAACAAATGGGTAGACGAAGAAGAGGAGAGTACGACAGTGGAGTTCCTCGAATTAAAGTACCTTCACCGTCACCATAAATTTTATTAAGGAGATAACATGGCTATAACAACTAACGCTATCTGTAATACTTTTAAAAAAGAATTATTAGAAGCAACACACAATTTTAGTAACCCAGGTGGTAATACATTTAAATTATCAATGTATACTAGTGCGGCTACTTTAGGAAAATCAACAACATCTTTCACAACAGGTAACGAAGTATCCTCACCATCTGGTGGATACTCTTCTGGTGGTAAAGCTTTGGTAAATGTAGGAACGTCAGTTGCATCAGATACTGCAATTACAAACTTTTCTAATTTATCATTTACAGGAGTTACGATAACTGCGAGAGGTGCCTTAATCTATAACGACAATGCAACTGGTGATCCAGCTGTAGCTGTATTAGATTTTGGAGGAGATAAAACTGCAACTGCAGGAACATTTACTATTCAGTTCCCAGCATTTACAACGAGTGCAGCTATATTAAGAATCGCATAACTTAAAGGAGGAGCCTGCTATGGCGAACATTACTAATTTGTTTTCTGTAGCGGGACTTCCGTTAGGAGTTCTTCGTGGCTAATACATGGGGAGCACAAAACTGGGGTACAGGTACTTGGAGTGATCAAGACTCTAATGCTGTTGAACTTTCAGGAATTTCACTTTCATCAACAATAGGTACATTAGAATTTGCAGGCTCTATAAATGGTTGGGGTAGAGCTGAATGGGGTTCTGGTGCTTGGGGAATTACAGGATCAGTTTTAGTTTCAAGTCCATCACTATCAGCAAGTTTAGGTGCAATTACTGTTGATGCAAAAGTAGAACAAGGCTGGGGCCGAGGAGGCTGGGGTAATAGAGCTTGGGGAGAAACATTCTCAGTTCAATTAACTGGTCAACAAGCTACAGTCTCAGTAGGGACAGCGATTGGTAAAGCTGATGTTGATGTATCGGTAACAGGTTTAGATTTATTAACTATTACACAAGGTTTAAGTTCAATACAAATTGATAACAATGTATTTGTATTTGCATCAGAAGATCAACTAGATACTGCTATTGGAACTGTTCCATCAGTTACAGGAACTGCATTAGTTCAACCAACTGGTCAGTCATTAAGTGGATCAATTGGTCAAGTCATACCTGAGCCTAGAATACCTGTAGATGTAACAGGGATATCAGCTGCACTATCTCTAGGTAGTATTACACTAATTCAGTCAACTAATGAGTCCGTGACAACAGCTGGATTATTAACTGGTTCAGTGGGTTCTATAATACCCGTATCTGTATATGATGTTACGGGACAATCTATAGCTAGCTCCATAGGCTCAGTAACAGTAATTGGAGGAGCAAATATTAATGTTACTGGTATAGGCTTGACGGCTAATATCGGTTCGGTTAATATTACGGCATGGAGGGAAATTGATCCTGGAGTAAATAATACATGGACCCCAGTTGATCGAGCTGCATAATTTTGTTAAAATAGGAGACATATGGCATCAAGTTATTCAACAGATTTAAAACTAGAATTAATGTTAACTGGCGAAAACGCTGGTACATGGGGTGATAAAACTAATACAAATTTAAACTTAGTACAACAAGCTATTGCAGGTGTAGAATCCATTACACTTACTGACGGTGGAACAAAAGCACTTGTAATGACAGATGCTACCATATCTGATGCAAGAAACATGGTTTTAAAACTTGCAACAATTACTTTATCTGGTGCAAGTAACTTAACTATACCTGATGGCATTGAAAAATTTTATATTCTTGATGCAACTGATGTTACTAACCCAACAAATTTAACTTTTAAAACAGCATCAGGAACAGGATTTACTTTAGATGCTGCAAAAATTTACGCAGCATACGCTGATGGTACAAATATTAAAGAAGTATCTTTAGATACTTTAGGTGGTACTATTGGAACTGCTCAAGTTGCGGACAACACAATTACAGCAGCTAAAATTTCAAACAATGCAGTTACAACTGACAAAATTTTACAATCAAATGTTACAACAACAAAACTTGCACAAAATTCTGTAACAGCAAATCAAATTACACAATCAACAATTACACAAGCTAAATTAGCTGCAAACTCTGTTGGACCAAATCAATTACAATCAACTGCTGTAACTGCTGGACCTTACACAACTGCAAATATTACTGTCGATGAAGATGGAAGAATTACTGCAGCGTCAAGTGGTGCAGGAGGGGATGGAGGATATCTTTTTACTCATGGAAAATTAGCTGGTTCAGGTACTTACACAGCAACACCAGGAGCAAGTAAAATTGCTGTCTATATGATGGGCGGTGCTGGAGGCGGTGGAACGCATCCTACATTAGGACCAGGCACAGGGGGTTACGGTGGACAGGGAGGATTTGGTTTTTTAAAAATCGACATCACTCAACCTTATTCGCAACCTTATGCATTAGGTAGTGGAGGCGGAAGTCCAGGTCCTTCAGGTAATGGGCTTGCAGGCACTTCATCTATTTTTGGACCATCACCAGCACCTATTTTTACTTGTACAGGTGGTGCTGGAGGACCAACACAGCCTTTAGGTGACGGAACACCAGGAGCTGCGCCAGGAGCGACTTTAGACATGTCAAGTACAAGTTATTCAAATTATCAAGGATTTATTAATGGTCACGTAAGCACAAGACCAGGTAATATACAACAATACAACAAAGCTGGACAGGGTGGCCAAAGTGGAACGCCTGGAGGTAGTCTAAATACACCAGGTGGACCAGGGTTTATAGCAATTTATGAATTATTATAGGATGAATTATGGCTTTTGTAATTTTAAATAATAATAGAAGTTTTTGTTTTGTATCAGCAAGTAATGAGGATATAGATTCTTGCATAGGAACTAGAGGTTGTCTCGAAACAGGCAACTGTGGATATAAAGTAACTATTTCAGAAGATGACTTTAACTCTATAAGACTTTATGAAAAATCATTTGTGAGTTCTGACGGATCAACAGTTGTTTTAGAAGACCATAACGTTTCATTTGCTAACCAAGCAGAACTTGATAAAGAAATAGAACGTAAGATAGACTACTTTAAAAGTAGAAAAGATCATAAAAGCTCAGGATTTAAAACAAGAATGGATAATATGATAACGGCTTTATCTGACATAGATACCTCTTCTATAAGCTATCCTTTAAATAAATCTATAGAAAAATACTTAGATGAACAAGGCACGACTGTATTAAGTGATTTACAATTCTAGTGTTTTAAGTTAAAAGAATTAATGCTTTTAAAAAGATACATAAGTGTCTATGAAAATTTCTTAAATAAAAAACAATTAGATAAATTTTTAAGATTTTGTAAAACCAGAGAATTTCAAGCTGGGAAAATAGGAACTGATCCAAACCACACTAATTCTGTTAATAAAAAAATAAGAGATGTTTCATTATGTCAGTTACATATTGGAAATAAATCTTACTCAGAAGTTCATTGGGCTAATGTCTTTCGAAAAATATTTTTAAGCTATTTTAATGATTATGTCATAAAACATAATCTTATCAAAGATTATGGACAAATAACTAATTTACTACAGTGTGATATTTTAAAATATGGTAAATCAAATCATTATAAATTTCACGTAGATGAATCAAAGGGAAGTCAAAGAGTGTTAAGCGCAATATTTTTTTTAAATGATGACTATGAAGGTGGGGAATTAACTTTTAAAAATACTTTCGATGATACAGTAGAAGAAGTTGAAAAAAAAGCAGGCTCTATTGTTATTTGGCCAAGTAATTTTTTATTTCCTCATGCTGTTAAACCAGTAACAAGTGGAGAAAGATTTACGGTAGTAGCATGGGCGAATTAGGTAAAGATTTTAAATACAAAATTATAAAAAACTTTTTGTCAGCTGACGAGTTAGAGTTGTTAAAAACTTACACAAAAATTTTACATAGAATTGAACATAATGAAAAAGATATGAGTAGAGACACATGTGATACAGCGATATACGCAGACACAATTATGGAGGCTTTACTTTTGAGAAAAAGAAAAAAACTTGAAGAAGAAAGTAATTTAAAACTCCTACCTACTTACTCTTATTATAGAATGTATACATACTTATCAGAATTAACTAAACACAAAGATAGACCGTCATGCGAAGTAAGTGTAACTGTTAACATTGATTCTTGTGGAACACCTTGGCCTATTTTTATGGATGGAACACCTATTCATTTAGAGAAAGGTGATGCAGCCATGTATTTAGGAATGGATGTAAAACACTGGAGAGAGGAATTTCAAGGTGATTATTGTGCTCAAGTTTTTTTACATTACGTAAAAGAAAATGGTATTCATAAAAATTTGGTTTGTGATGGACGTTATGTATGGGGTTCAAGAAAAATTAAAAATTAATGTATTTAGAAATAGATCGCGAAAAAAAAAGAGGTTATATTAAATTTTCTTGGAAAGAAATATGGGTTTTAATAAAAAAAAGAAGATTATTACTTACTGCTGAAACAATCGGACTTATAGCAAAAGACTTCTTAGACATGTCTATTCAACTTCAAAAAATTAAAGATAAAAAAGATAATAAAAATCAATAAAGACTACGTAATCTGTATTTATGGTATTTGAAATGCTATAATATTGACATGCCTTTAGCAAAAGTAAACATAGCACCAGGATTCGACAAACAATCTACACCTTCGGATGCAGAGGGTCGTTGGGTAGATGGTGATAATGTAAGATTTAGATACGGAGAACCTGAAAAAATTGGTGGCTGGCAAGCATTAGTTAATAAAGAATTAGTGGGCGCAGCTAGAGCTCAACATGTATGGGCAAATACCGCTGGTAAAAGATATGCTGCTATTGGAACTAATAAAGTATTAATTATATATTTCGATGGTGCCTTTTACGATATCACACCTTTAGACACAGATAATTAT